AATATTACATCATCGGCTCCAGATGCACTCGAAAGTGCTGATAATGAACCTGTAGTGAATGTAAAATTATCCCATCGTATATCGAGAGTTGGTGGGTATATTGTATGTGTGTCGGATGAGAAATACTTCATCGAACCGAATTTTTTGGTAGATGCTTCATCCACTCTACTTTTCAATACAATAAGTCCATTATTTACCCTATCACCTCGTAACCAATCGTTTACATATTCAGTAACTTCAACATTTACATTTTGAACATATTTGTCAAATGATTGTGAATATGTTGTATTAGTCCCCCATGATGAGGTGTACCATGTACCACCACCGGAATTAACATTATATCGTGCTTCAAAAGTTCTATCAGAATAATAAGCTCCGGTTGGATATAAGGTGGGGTCAGTCTTTAAAACAAATGATGACAATGATGCGCTTGCGTCACCGATGGTATCATTATAATATGTCCATCTAAAATAGTAATGACCATCTTGCGCTGCTACAAAACTTGAAGTGAATTGTATAGACCCACTTAAATATTCCGAATAACCATCCATTTCCGATGCTTGTAATTGACGACCATCGGGTTCTAATATGGTGAATGCTATAGAACTGCTAACATCAGAATTTGATGCAAACATATTTCCACTATTAGCATTAAAGCTTGCGGTATATCCAATTCCACCAAATAATTCAAATCGTTTAAATAATGTAGCTCCGCCGAAATTAGAAGCACTCATTGTTAATTTACTCTGACTTACAAATATACTTGGAGTTTCACCAAGACTTCCAGTAATAGGTTCGGTCAAAAAATAACTTGCTGAAGCAGGTGTACCATTAACTACAAACGTGTCATTTACTAAAGTTCCGGGAGATACCATTTTGTATATGAAAAAGTTATCAATTGTAGCTGTTACTCCATTTGAATTATTTTCATCAAAGAATGTAAATTGTATATTATGATTACCACTATTTGATGCAGTAAATGATACAGAGTGTGTAGCAGCTGTCGTTAAGTTTTGTGTATAATTTGAAACTTCAGCTGCTGTATAATATGTATTATCTGGCCTTTGTATTCTAAAGTCTATGCCATTTATATTAGTCGGGTCTACTTCAAAATCTATGTAGTATATTGAACCACTACTTAATGATGCTGATAGATTTGCAGTTCCACCACCATACGCTGAGGCTGACATTTCCATCTTAAAACTACTTGATATATTAAGTTCTGTAGCAGTACCATTAATACCATTTATAGCATCAATTAATGTAAATTCACCAAGGGTTGATACAAAATCGTAATATAAACTTAAACCAGGAACGTTGGATGGGTGTTTTCCGGTATTAGCATTTGCATTAATAACATCCCAAACATCAGTACCATTTCTATAGACCCAAGATACACCATCAACATTGTGTGGTGTGTCTGGTTCCGAACCAACGCCCTCATCCCATGATTCTTTTAACGGATATACATATAGTGTATAGTTTGACGCTATTTGAGATTCATCAATAGATTCGAGATGTAAGTAGTATTTAATACTACCGCTAATGTCACCATCAACAATAGATTGACTTATAGTGGATAGGTCATATTGTAGTAACGCTCTACTATTACCAAGTAATGTAGTGTTATCGGTGTCATACAATTTTATAACTTCAAGAATCTCGTCCTTGCCGGTGTTCTGATTCTTACGAAGTGTATCTTCGTAGATTGTTGCGTCCTTCTTTGGATAAAGTCTATAAATCATTTCTTACCTCTTAAAACAATCTAACTACCTTACCACGGATGTCCGTGTCAGGATATTTTACTTCAAAAATAGCTGGGTCTTTGGGTGGGTATATCATACCATTTCGAGTTGCGTTTTTCATATCGTATTTGTTTGATGAATATAATCCATCATATTTGTTTACTATTTGTAAACCACCCTCACCATTTTCATTTGGTCTAACTACACTTTGTACACCCTTTACACCATCCAATAATACATACACATCCGATAGGTTTATTGGTTGGTTTATTTGCATATTATCAATGTGGAAATATTTCTTTAGAGCATCTACACATCTTAATAAAACTTCATTAGAGTTGTAGTTTGGTAATACAATGATTTCAAAATCAATACCCACGTTGACTATATGTGCGTTTTTAATATTTACAGCATCAGTCAAAATTCTATAATATGACAAATAGTTTTTAAGATTCTCTTTGGTAGCTGTATTTAAGTTTTTTAATCTTTGATTAGCATCATAACCAAGAATATAGAAGTTTATAGCCAATGGATTTGGAATTCCGTTTTTCACATAAGTACCATCAAGAGCGGTTGATACTTGGAAATCAGGAGCAACATAAGCTTTAGATACCGACCCAAATTGAGGCGGCATTGCGTATGCTCTTAATACATAGTCTTCACGAGTTACTGCTCGATTTTGAGCTCTGAAATATGATATAGCATTTTGGCGTACTTCTTCAATTTCTTCTTCGTATTTACCACCACCAGCAGCCGCTTCATTTGTTGCGGCTATTGAACGTTGAACCACACGATATACTGTATCATCCAAATCGGTAGCATCGTTTTCTAAAATTAAATCGGATATTTTTGTAAGGTCTTGAGATGGTACGTTATCGACTACACCATTACCAACTCGATATGTAACAGTTAATGTTGTATTCGCTGGAGCTACACCATATGTTTTTGAATACATAAAGTTAGATGGGTCAATTCCTTGGTCAAGATTTGAAGTAGCATTGTATAACGCAGAACCAACATTAGTTGGGTTTGGTAAGATTTCTTCATCAGCATTTGATGATACGCCTGCCCCAAACTGAATGTCTATTGAACCATCGTCAACAATTCGAGTTACGAATCGCTTTGGAACTTTTTTAAGTCTTAATAGATATGGAGTTTCTGAAGCGTATACTGACATTTGTAGTGAATAGTCGGTTGTATTTGGTACTTGTTCAAATACAGTATCTTGAGCAAGATATTCTACTTTAGACCACACATCACCATCATCATCCATGATTTTAATCACATCAATCAAACCATCATCTTCGATTTTTATTTTGTCGTAAATCTTTGGAGTAGTAAATGTAAATGTGGATGTTTTTTCTTCACCACTTACAGCTTTTACATATTTTTTAAGAAGATAATAGATTGGTTCATTCGTAGTTTCGTCTATCTGATAAACCGTTACTTCAGTTGGGTCATATGATGATGAGAACGAAAAGTTTACCTTTTCAATTGTTGAGAATACCACATTCGGATTTGATACCGATGAGGCCTTCATACCTTCTTTGATTGTTAATGCGTAGTCAAAATCAGGAGCTACATTATCACCAACACCCTTTGATGGTACAATTTGATAAACACTTAAAGTTGTACTCGCAGGAACATTCAGTTTTGGTTTGTAACCAAATGATTGTGCTATTGTAAATACATTCTTTTTTTCTTGAGCTTCTTCAAGAATAGATTCTCTCAATTGAACGTCTGTATAATATGAAAGTACGTCACCAACATATGAAGCCATTTCCATGAACATCATTCCGGGTGACGACTCGTTAAAATCGTTATATGTTTGTGGGAAGTAATTCTTTGTGAAGTCAATTAGATTTTGTCTAATATCTCCAAAATCACGACCAATTAAATTAACTTCTTTTTTTATTTTGTCTGCCATTTATATTCCTCAAACTAATGTCATACTTCCTTGTGATGTTATTGTCATTGTGATATTTCTATTAGCCCCATTTTCAGTAACTTTATAATTTAAAGATATGTTTATCCTATTTGTATCTTCATTAACGTTTACGTTGATAGAGTCAATTATTATGTATGGTAACCAGTATTTAATATCTTCTGTCAATGAATTTGAAAGTGAGTCTTCAAGGTCATCGGTCATTTGTTCAAATAACAATGAGTAAACATCAGTACCAAAAAATGGTTGAAATGGACGTTCACCCTTTCGAGTCAACAATAAATTCTTTAGATTTGAAATAGACTGCTCTTCGGTAGTGTAGGATAATTTAAATAAGGGGTCACCACCCAATGGTAACATAACACCAATGGCTGTATTCTTTTTTAAATCAAGTGGATTTATTTTCCATTCCCTACGAGTAGCCATTACATACCCTTCTTCTTGGCGTCAATTGCTTTCATTAAAGCTGAATAGTCTTTTGTTAAAGCGTCAACAACAGCAGCACCAGCTTCAGTTTTTTGAAGTTGTTCTACCGATACCGACCTACCTTCTGCCGTTTCAAGAACTCCGCTTTGTATTGAACCAAACCCTTGAGCCATGTTAGATGTGAATACACGACTACCGCCAGTTGAATTGATACTTCTCCACTCACCACTTTCGGCAGTCTCATTTAGTAAATTTGAAAACTTCCCACCAAATTGGACTGTTGCCTTTTTTGTTACAGTGTTTGTGGTGTTTGATTCAAATAGATGGTCAACGTCTAATGGGTCTTTTTCAACCTTTTTAGCTATCGGTTTTTTGTTGGAGGTCAGTTTCATTTCTTTCAAAATGGATTCACGAATGGCTTTTTCACGCTTAGCCATTTCTTTTTTAACCTCTTCTTTAACGATGATTTGAATCGCTTTAAATAGTTTATTTGTGTCCATAGTAATAAATATCTTTAAATTAATTATTGTTTCATTAATTGTAGCTTTACTAAAGCTTGTGTGAGTCCAGCCACATCCATGGGAACTCCAAGGCCGGTTAACAAAGCAGCTGCTTTATTAAGTTCGGTAGTAAGTAGTTCAATCGTATTTACAAGTTCATCAACATTAGATTTCCAATTTGGTGTAGAAATGTGAACTCCCTTACCACCACTTAAAATAATGTGGTCGTTTCGTGAGTTTAACACTAACCTGTCAGAGGTTAATATCAATTGTGGTTTATTATAAATTGAAACCGGCTGAACTCCTAATGTAATTTGTTGAGATAATTTTAACCCAACTTGCTGTTGAGAACACATCCAAATAGAAGTGTCATCTTTGTTAATATCTTCTACTACAAATTTATTATAACCCCGACTGACGCCAGCTCCATTTCTAAATATGGTAATTGGGGATTCGGGTTTAGTTGATGACCATGATGGTTCTATAGTAGCACCATCAATATACGGGTCTGATTTTTTAACATTTTTAGGAGTGTATCCAAATCGAATTGACTGACCAAATCTACCTTCAAATATCACATCACCAATGTAACCTTGTAATTGTGATATGCTCGGCACCTCAACAAACCCATTACCAAGTTCCGGCTTTGAGTCGGTTGACGATACCGCAGGTATACCAGCAGAAGCTTGAGTTATAGCAGCAGCACCACTACCACCTGGTTTTAAATAATTTAAGGTTGGTAGTGAATTGTGGTTTATATTAAATTGTAACGATACAGGTGATATGTAATAATTTTTTATCTTTTTAGCAGTAGCTGATGATGCTGAATCAGATCCACCCACCACATAGATTTGTTCACCTATAATTGGTATTTGTCTTAAATTTAAAGATAAAGGATAACATTCAATATTAGAACCAACTCCACCAGATTGAGTTGAGGCTATAATTGAATTTATTTTATTAGGGTCTTTATCGTTTAGTATGACCTTTTGAACTGTGGCTAATTTCATCTATCATCTCCATCGGATTCTTTAGGTAGGTCCTTTTCCACTTCGTCAATGGCAGCCATCAATTGTTTCTTTTCTTCGTCCGACAATATAAAACCACCGGTTTCAGCAGCAGCATTGTCTTTCATCATACGTTGTACTATAGCAGCCAACTTAATTAATGCGTCATCATTTTTAACAGACACATCAAGATATTCTTTAATCAAAGGCACGACAACAGCCGCATCGTTAAGGTTTCTAACGAGCGGCTCAAGTTGTGCTATCAGTAATTTAATTTGTCGGTCTTTCTTTTTCTGATTTTCATAAATGTCCTTCATTAAATCTGAAAATGACTTACCTCTAAATATTTCATCGTTTTTATCCATTGAATTCTCCAATCCGATGTGTTATACTCATATTATCACCTCTACTATAGTCGGAGTATAATGTAGCGTAAATGATTTTCATTTTACCAACTACCTTTGTGATATATTGAGTTTGAACACCAGTTCGTTCTCTAATAAGTATGTACAGAGCCTTTTTGTTATACGAATATAAGTTTTGTCGTGTTCTAAACAATTCCGTTAAAGCATCTGCGATTTTTCTATCTCTATCTTTTTCAAATAAGGTGTATATGTTAGAGTCCATATATCTAACATAGTAATCCATAAAATCAGATTGAGTTTCGTATTGTTGTGATTGCCAAACCTCATTTACAATATTACGAGAGGTATCAATCATATCAACCTCTTCTCGCGCTTTAAATTGAGCATAGTTCTGATTGTTCTCATTGAATAGATAGTTTCTCGCAATTACCGTGAAGTATGAAAAGGCTCTACCATTTTCACCTTTGAATTTATGAATCTTTTCATTTAAAAACGCAACTACATTTTGTTTGACATCTTCGTATGGTACATCAAAGTAATAAGTCTTGTAAGTGTGAATTACATTCTCGACTAATTTGTCAAATGGATAATGAATAAACCTATTATAGATTTTATTCTTTAATCGTTGGTCATCACACTTATTATAAGCGTTGATAGCGATTTCAGTTATCGCTGTAAAATACCTCTTACTCTTTGGTTTCGTCGCCCTTCTCGCCATAGTATGTCTCTAAATCTTCAATAATTTGATACATCTCTTTAAAGATGAATCCGGTTTCGTCATCAGCTTCAAATGAGCCGATTCTATCAATCTCTTTCATACGAGCCACAGCAGCATCAATATGTCCTGCCATATTTGATAGTTGTACTTCAGCTGCTTCATATTCAGTATACAAAGCATCGTACTCATATTCTAAAGCTTCATATTTTTTGAAAAGATTGTATGTGATATAAGAAAGAACACTTACAATTAGTAATAATATAATAATAGTCATCATAATTAGTCTTCAATTAAATCTTTAAAAGCGTCAAATACATTTGTCGAATCAAACCCACCAGAAAGTGTATTTGACATAACATCTCCTAATTTCGCTTTAGTAGCAGGTCTACCATTTGGGTTTCTTGTTGATTTTTCAGCTGACATTTCGTTTAGCCAACGTTCGTTCTCAAATCGTGCAGCAAACAAATCAGCTGTGTGCATTATGAATGGTAGTGATGTTTTGATTGCCTGGTCCTTATCGAACTTGATAAAATACTCTTTATTGTTTTCATCATACAACCCATCGGTAAGCTTAATACCAATCCACTCTTCTTGACTACACTTAACACCAAACTGATTGAGTAAATAAAAGGTTCTATCGGTAAGATTCATCCAATGGATATTTGAATTGTATTTGTAAATCTTACCTTGATTTTTAACATGCCATTCGGAATCAT